GCGTTCATAGGGCTCGTAGGTGTAGGCATCACCGACCCGTAGAAGCTGGCAGTGGACGTAACTGTCCGAGCGGATTCCGGTAAAGCCGCCTGTGTCATTAACCGTTGCTGTAAAGCGAAGCGTTCTGGACGAACCGGAATAAACTCGGATCTTATCGCCACGCTTTCGCAGCTCAATCGTGTAGACAGAAGGTGAAGCCCGAATCTCTCCTTCCGGCGTCTTTTCAAAAGAGGTCGCAAAGGAACCTTTAAGGACAGAGCCCTCATAAAGTTCCACGGCCTGTGCTTCATAGTTAAAGCAACAGAAGAGATTACCAAGAAAAATGCCAGCCCTTCCTGTAAAGCTTTCAGGAAAAATCATCTGCGCCCGAAGGTGGAGGTCTGTGAAAGACCCATACTTCAAAGCAAGCCGCCCGTAGCCTTCCAGCTGCGAATAAGGCCGATAGTTTTCTTCCTCGTCCTGCCAGACAGACCACTCGCCATCAAGGGCTGTCCAGTAGGAATCAGGCAACGGCGTGTCATCTCTGAAATCCTCATACCAAATAAGAGCCGAGTCAGCCTTTCGCCTGAGCATCTCGAAGGTCAACTTAAAGCCTTCTCTTGGCCCCACCATCACACCGTTGATATCTTTGAATTTCCTCGGTGAGAGCAGGTAGTCCGCTGCGCCGCAGACCGTACTTTCCGTAAAGCTGCGGCAGACCTTAAAGCCATAGACTTGAACGCCCGGTGCGGATACGGATACCGTAAAGGTGTGCGAGCCAGCCGCAAGCGATGCGCCGCTCCATGCCTTTTTCCAAAAGGTCGTCCGCCAATAAGGCCACCAGAGTCGTTTTTCCTCATAAAGCTTACTTGCGCCGTCGAGCGAAAGATAAAGACTATTTTTATTCCAAAAGGGAAAGCCGATATTCACAGCGATGTCATAGATGCCCGATTCTTCCACCGTAAAGTTATAAGCAGCGCTTCCGCCGTCACCCAGCGTCAACATTTTTTCAGAGACGGAAACCACGCCTGAATAGCTGTCCGGCATGGCATTTCGCTCCACGATGATGCCGTCAAATTCTTTCTTTTGTGTCTTACCGTAGGACGTAAGGTAGCGCCTTCTTTTGTAAACTTCGCTCATCAAAGGATAGGCATATCTTTCAGCATCTTGGCCTTCCATGTAGTCGTAGACATGCGGCAGTGCCCAGGGGACTTTGTTGTAGTCATCCCAGTAGGCAGCGATGGGGATCTGCGGTGATGGAGGGTCGGTATCCTTAAACTGATAAAAACCCGTCATCCAGTTTTTCGCGCCGTAGTAGGTATGGGAAACGCCCCGATAGTAATCGCCTAAGTTTTCCGGCGTGTCATAAATCTGCCAGTTCCAGCCATAGGCGGGAATGCCAAGATAAATTTTACCGGACGGCATCACGGCGGAAGCGTACTCGTAGATGCCCTCCAGCCAGTCACGGGGAGACACGGGTCCCGGAGCAGAACCTGCCCAGGCCATGCCATAGCTCATGATGGATGCCGTATCGCAATAGGGAGCGAGATCAGCATAAACGCACCAGTTCTCGCCGCCGACCGAGCCGTTCACCGAGGTCATGCCGGGAAGGCAAATATTGACCCGTTTGGCAGCATTGTAGCTTTTCACCGTCCGGTAGATGTTTTGAAACATGGCCGTTGACCTCTGCGCTGTGGAATAATCACCTCCGCCTTCGAGGTCAATGTCCACACCGTCACACCATGGATATTTATCCATGATGCGGATAAGCTCAGATAAAAACATATCCTGCGCACCGTTTGTGTTTTCACGGATGGCACGGAAGATAGAGTTATAACCATCGTTAGCAACGGTTAAAAGCCAGCGGATATGCGGCCATTTATTGACATAGGTCATCATGTCGGAGATGGCGACACCCGTCTCATAGATCTCGCCTGTGCCTCTGACCTTAAAAGAAAAAAGACCGATCTGACTGATGCGGTCTCCGTACTTTTGCAGGGCTTCCCACATGCGGGCATTGCCCATGAAGGTCCATACCATGACCTCACGGCCCTTTAAGATATCCATCAAAAATCACCTCCGTCCTCCATTTCCTGCAGAGTAAAAAGAAGTCTTGCCGACTTTTTCTCGCCCACGTCCACGATGTGCTTGGAATCCCAGACGGCGCTGTACTGATAAAAGCCCTCCTTTGTGAAGGGCTGACCGTTTTTTGTTGCGGTTCGGTTAAGCGCATCCACTTCCAGCTCGTCTCCTGCCAAAAGTGCTCCTGGAAAATGTGCCCACTGTCCGCCCACGCCTTGAGCTAAAGTCACGCTTCCTTCTGCGAGGTCGGTCTTCGGATAGAGCTTGATATCAAGTCCCGCCGAGGTCTTGCCAAGGTTAAAAAGAATCAGCGTTTCTCTCCCTCGGACGATAGCGTTATACCAGACCGGCTCACGCACGGCACCGTCCACGCTGTGTTTTTTCAATAAAGTCTCCGTATGTGGCAGAAAGCCTGTCAGTCGGTCGCCTTCCTGGAGCATCAAGTCCGTTAGCCAGACGATGCCTGACATATCTTTTAAGATCGGCTTTATCGTGACCGAAACCACTCGGGACTCGCTTTTTTTATTGACGGTTTCAGAAAGCCTGTAAAATTTCTGCATACGATCACCTAACCGTCAAGCGAAAAGCGGATCTCTGAGGGATGTCCAACCCAGCCGGTAGCGACCGAGCCGCCCTGAAGCAGGAGGTCCGTCACAAGGATTTTCCCCGTGCAGTCAGAGATAAAGACCCGCACCGTGATGGATTTTAGTTTTGAGCGGTAGCCCTTCGGCTGAATGGTATCTTTTGCCGTTCTGAAATAAGCCATAAGCCGCCTCCTTAGTACAGGTCAATAAAGCGCGTTTCCGTGCTGCCATCCTCGTACTCGATGACCACCTCCACGCCGACCTGAGAAACATCTGATAGTTTTTCCAAATTTTCCGAAGCGATGGCAAGAGAGAGCGTGTAGCTCTTTCTGTTGGAAGGATAGACAGTCTGTGCCATCCACTTCGTAAGTCCCGGCGTGCCCTCCGCCTTAAAGGCCGCTGTGCCGGAACCGCCCGTTTCTGCGACCGCTTCAAAGCCGGAGTTCGTCCAGTTTGCCATGCCGTCGTCGGCGCGGGCGTTTTTCAGATGATTGAAGGGCACCATATCGGAGATGTTGCCACCTGAGAAAGCACCTGCGCCCTGCAGCGAATCTGCCACGGTTTCAAGCCGGCTCACAGATGAACCGAGGTTCTTTAAGGTGGTGGATAATTCCAGCACCGTGTTCCAAGGCTCCTGCAAGTTGTACTCCCGACGGACTATCCTTGTTGTGACGCTGAGTCCCAGTTCCTTATCCTCCACCCGCACATAATCGCCAAGCGACCAGGCTTCGTGTTCAAAGCCTGTGAGGACGGATAAGTCCATCGCATTTAAGACATAGGAGACCTTCGGCTTGGCATACTGCGCCAGCCGCATGGCGGTATACTCCTTCATCTGATAGGGGTTCGTAAAGGAGGACAGGTCGAGTGAAGAAATGCGGATGTCATTTGTAAAAGTGAAGTCTTCCAGATAGGGCTTGCCGCCGTTGATATCGGCAAAGGTCAGTCCGTCCTGCCCTGTGGCATAAAGTCTTGTCACCAGGCTTCTCGTGTCCACGACCCGCTTGATGCTTTTCATATTCTTCTTGTAGGCAAATAGCGCGCCTGAGTCTTTGCCGCTCACCGTAAAGAGGTGCACCAGCCGATTCGGGCAGTCAAAGACAAGGTCTCCGCCGTGAAGATCTGCCACCGCCCTCAGCACCGAGAGCGCATTCTTTTCCGTAGAAATCCAAGTGCGTTTTGTCCTGACACACACCGTGCCGACACTCCACTCCGTGCCTTCCAGGGCAAAAGCCATCGCCGCTTCCGGTGTCTCTGCGTCAAAGCTTTTCTCAGGCTTTCTGATGCTGACATTTAAGTCATAAAACTCGGCTTCCGCATAGACTTCCGTCACCGTGCCGCCCTGCATATCTTTAATGTCGCTCACCGTACGGATTTTATAGATATCATCCACGATCTGGATCTTCTTTTCATTCTCCAAAAAGCGGCGCTTGGCATCCCGGAATGGGAGCTTGAAAGAGAGCGTATCTTCGCCGTTGACCTCGCCTGTGACAATGATGTCGTAGGCATTTTCCAGCACCGCTTCCCAGGCGCCGTCTCTGTCCAGGAGCACCGGCCTGGCATAGCCAATTCGCTCATAGGGGGCTTTCGGTATGTCATAGATACGGATATCCACGAGCTTCGGCGTCTTTTTCGGATCACCCGTCGTAAGGGTTAAGCGAAAGCGAATATATGAACTGCTCCCCGTGGGGAGCGAACCGTCCAGCGGGAGTGTTTCCCAAGAGCTCCAGCTAAGACGGTCTTTACTTGTTGCTATCTCTACCTTCGAAATATCAGTCACTCCCGCTTCGTATTCTTTTGTGATAGAAACTCTCCCATTGCCAGAAAGGCTTAAGGGCAGGGCTCTTGTGATCAGCTCGCCGTTTGTAGGAAAATTCCCGTCGACTGCTCTTAGGATGACCTTGTCGGGTTCGGCCGTGGCATCGACCGTGGACGTGTGAATCCCGCCGTTTGCCGAGAGAGAAGAGAGAAAAAAGTCTTCGACATCCGCTATCGCAAGGCTTGAGTTGGTATCCAAAAACCAGTCATCAAAGCCGCCCGCATACCAGTAGCTTCCAGCGTGCATTCCCATAATGATATCCGCCACGGAGCTGCGGTTTAGCTCGTCTGTAAAAGAGTAGACGGGCGAGATCCAGTTTTTGCCATCTGAGCGGTCACCCAGAAAATACTGCGCTGTCTTGTCGTTTGCCCTAATCAGGCAGCAGATAAAGTAGGTGCCGCCGTTTTGCATGGCAAAGGACGGTGACGTTGTCCTGTCCAAAATGAGCGATCCCGCTTCGTTATAGAGCATGATGCGGGGACGTCCTTGAAAGAGCGACAGATAGAAGATCGGCTGACCCGGACCGTACCGGGTATTAAAGAGCGGACAGTAGGTGTTGCCGACGGAGTAAATGGTCGGCATCATCCAGCCGCCGACAGCGATGGTATCGCCTAAGTCCCGAAAGAACGTGCCGTCATTGGCGGCTTTCAGGTAGGTTTTTTCATTAGCGGGATCGTTAAGGTTGATCTTAATTGAGCCACCAAGACCACCGGAAACAAGGCCTGCCGTCACGCCGGTGCGGTTTACAACTTCAAGCTTTCTGTTTTGTCCGGAGCTGTCCGTCAAAAGACCATTTTCATCCCAGGCGTCATCGTTAAAACGCCAGAGCCCGGACATGGCATGCTCTTTCGGAAACTCACCAGTAAAGTCTTCCTGTCTGTTAAGGATTGTTTTAAGTGCCATCTCTACCTCCAGCGACTTTTTGCCTGTATCTTGAGTTCGGTAAATACGGCGTTGCTCGCTTCAATCACGATCTCATTGCCACCGACTCGAAGCTCAGGAAAGTTCAGCTCCTGTAAGAGCGGCAGTCCGTTTCTAAGAATCGTGCCGTTTTGAGCTT